CCAGATATTGATTAAAAGTGCACTGCTTCGATTTTTTAAGAATATAATCCAGCTCTTTTGAGGTGAGCATAAGATGCTTGCTGATTTCATCTATGCCCCCTAATATAAATACAACAAGATAACAGTAATAGTATTTTGCCGATTTTGCCAGTGTTTATAAGGCTTTAGAGCGTTTTTTGCCGTTTTTATGGTAACGATCAAAAACCACATTAAGTACAAATTAAATACTAATTAAATAGCCTATAAATTGCCGTTAATTACCTATTAGGGGTATCTAGGTACCAAACTTACTATAAATACCTCTATTAATTACCTAAAAGCCTTTAAAACGTCACTTTAGAGGCTTTTTTAATGGCTAAAATTAACTCATTAAATAGCAAAATAGATTAGGCCGGTATGTAAAGATGGTATTTCTAAAATAAATGTTGTTTTTACGCTGCGTTAACGGTTGGGTTAATGTTTGGGTTAATAGATGTGTGTAAAAAAGCGTTCTGTAAGTAATGGATATTGTATTTAATATGTGGTTAAATGGCAATATTTCTATTTTGCAACCCACTTATTGCAATAAGTAAAAGTTTATATGTTCACATAAAACACTAATAATCAAAAACCTATATTTTTATTAAAGTATTATAATATAAGAAACATGATTGCACATATCATTCTAAGCCTATTGCACCCACAACTAATGCCAAAGAGTTCACTTCAGATAGATTTAAATCAAAAGGTTCATATTCTTTATTTTCACTAATGCAAAGAATATGATTTTCGAGTTTCGATTTTTTAACTCTCTTAATTAAAGCTCCCTGAATAGTATCAAGTACATAAACTTTATTCCACTGAAAGAAAGTATCCATAGGTAATTTTTTACAAGCAACGATATCTCCGCTTTTATATTTTGGATACATAGAATCATTTCGAACTCTAATCATAAAATCTACATTAAGTTCTTCAAATTCAGGAACTATATAGCGATCTACCTCATACTGCATAATCTGAAAACTTCCGGTGCCCCAGCCCGCCATAGCATCAATAGGTATTAATGGGATGCCGTATTTCTTAATAGCATGTTCTTCATCAGGATCGGGATTCGCATTGTAATTTCCTGGTATTTTAAATGTTGACATTCTTCCATTCCCAGTTAATAACCACTCAGAATCAATAAAAGAAAAGGTATTTACAGTATTCTGTATAGCTTTAATACCGACATTACTTCTAAACTTACTTATTTCAGTCATCATAGAGTTGCTAATGCCTATTTTTTCTGCAAAATCAGAAACATTTTTAACTTTTTTTGTTTTTTGGAGGTGTTCGTAAACCTCTATAAATCTTAATGTTATCTCGTTTAATTTACTCATTTTTACAGAAAAATGTATTTTTATTTGGTTAATTACAGAATACTGTATTATATTTGTTTACATCATGTCAACAAATGTATCAAAAAAATGAAAGCAGAATTTACAGAAAACCATAAAACACTTTTAAAAGGTCATTTGTTCTCAATTGCCCGAAAACATAATTGCAGTAGGATGTATGTGAAAATGATTTTAGACGGTGATCGGGAGATTAATACTGATTTAGCTAAAAGTGTTTATGATTCTCTCAAAAACTTAGCAGAGTTTCTAAAACCTGAAGACATAAAAATTCAATAAAAGATATGCCTCATTTTTTAGGAGAAATATTAGTTGCGACAAAGGAGGAGTTAGTTCCCTTATGGTTTTCTAATAGCAAAAGCCTTTCGTCCAAATTATCTCAATTTAAAGACAAACCTTATGGTCCAAAAAGAGCTTTAATAGGAGGCAATGGAAGAAAATTATTAGTAGTTTTTGATACTCTACCTAAAAAAATTCAGGATGCTTTAGGTGATCCTAGACAACCTGAACACCCCTTAGATAAACACTATAAGATTGATCCGGCGGCAACCCGATTTTATACCACCTACTTATTTGATGATGGGGAACCTTTAACAATGGATGCCCAGGACAAGCACATTACCAGTGCCAGTATTTTGGAAGCGGTTAAAAAGTTGGAGATCGATAGACGTACCGAACGGAAAAATAAAGGGGGTTCCCTTCGTGATGTCAATAAAACATTGTGGCAGGATGCTATGAGCTTTATCAAGCTTCAGGAGAAGCGCGAAGGGGAATCCTTCCAGCACAACCTAAATAAAAAGTACCGCTACTTCATGGATCAATTCAAAAATTTCAAAAAAGAGAGTTTTAAAGGCATCATCAAAAATTATAAATCCAATACCAACGCTAAAAAAGTAAGAAAGCTTGAAGAAAAATTACTTAATGATCTTTTTGCCACTCAGCAAGACAAGCCTCATGCTACTAAAGTGGCCAGACAATACGAGGCCTTTTTAAATGGTTATTTAGAAATTGTTAATAATAAAACCGGGGAGGTTTACGACCCTAAAGACTTCAATCCAGTAGCACAATCTACTATTGCGCTATACCTAAACAAATGGGAAAATAAAATCGGAACCTACGCGGCGCGCTCGGGTGATCGTCAAAAGCTTATGTCGCAATTTAGTCCGTATCATTCTTTTGAACGCCCAAAATTTGCAGGCTCAATTTTATCTATAGATGACCGTCAGCCGCCCTTTGAATATGAAAAGGGAAAAAGGATGTGGTTCTATATTGGAATTGATCTTGCTAGCGAAGCAATCACATGTTGGGTACACGGTAAAACTAAAGAAGATCTTATTATCAATTTTTACCGAGAGCTTGTACGTAATTATCACGCGTGGGGTTATAGCCTTCCATTGGAACTGGAGTGTGAGAGTTCGCTTAACAGTAGTTTTAAAAATACTTTTCTACGTAACGGAGCCATGTTTCAGGAAGTAAGAATAGAAGCCAATAAGGCACGGGCTAAAAAGATTGAGCGGTATTTCGGGAAACTCCGTTACGAAGTGGAAAAAGAACATGAGGGATGGATTGCAAGACCATTCGCAAGGAGTGAATCTAATCAAGCAGGTTCAACATCTAAAAAGATTATTCCTTTTCCACAATTGGCCAATGATCGTATTCAGGATTTGGTAGACTGGAACAATAGCGCTCATAGTGTGGACAATAGTATTAGTAGGTGGGATTACTTCACAGCTAATCAAAACCCAGATTTAAAACCAACCAATTACAAAGCCATACTTCCATACATGGGTAAAAGAACGGAAACAAGCTGTAATGTAGGAATTATAAAATTACAAAGAAGCGAATTTCTTTTAGGTGATGCTGGAAAAATCGCCACTGGAGAAAAGCTATTAAATCTTATGACTAAAACTGAAGGTCGAAATATTGAAGTATTCTGGCTAGACGATCATGAAGGTAAAGTTTTCAAAGCCTTGGTATATATAAACGGGCAATACATCTGTGAGGCTATTACTAAACCCAAGCCTAATAAATCAAGCCATGAAAGACGTGCCGCCGGTGAAGAAAACGGATTTGAAATAATGGCCGCTTACAATCGCACTATTGATTCCTTCCAGAAATTACGTAAAAATGAACTGGAACCGGTAACGATCATTAATAGAAAACCAAAGACCCTTAATAATAATTTCCAGATACCGGGTCTGAATAAACAAAAAACTCCAGCATCGCAAGAAGCTGAAGTTTTAAAGGATCACCAGGAAGCTGAAGACTTCCTAAACTACGAACCTCAGGAATACCAAGGAGGTAGCTGGAGATCAAATTTTAATAACTAAAGACAAAAGTATGAATTTACCAGAGAACTTTAAGGAAAAAGTTAGAGAGGCCATACTGGCCGACCGTGAAAACTTTGGCGGTTCTAATGCAGCTTATGCAAGAACACTGGGGATTAGCGGCACCGCTTTTAGCCGTATAAAAGGAGGACAGACCGAGCGTATTATTAGCGATACCAGCTGGCTTGCTATTGGTCGAAAATTAGAGGTCGATATCCGCAAAAAAAATTGGAGCGTTGCCAGGACAAAGGTGTACTCTGAAATTGAGGACAATTTACACGAATGCCAGGCGAAAAACCAAAGTATGATTTTGGTGGATGATTGCGGTATCGGTAAAACTTTTTGTGCAAAGCATATCGTGAGAAAAATGCGCAATTCATTTTATGTGGATTGTTCCCAGGGTAAAACCAAAATAACCTTTGTAAGGCTCTTAGCACGTACTCTAGGCGTAGACGAGAACGGAAAGCACGTCGATGTAAAGGATAACATTAAATACGCCCTTAGCGTGCTGGAATCGCCGCTAATTGTTCTCGATGAAGCCGGGGATTTGGAGTACAGCACTTTGTTAGTGATTAAAGAGCTGTGGAATGCCTCCGAGGGAAATGCCGGTTGGTACATGATGGGAGCCGATGGCCTTAAAGCAAAGATCAATAAAGGGATCAATAACCGTAAAGTTGGTTTTGCAGAGCTTTTCTCCAGGTTTAGTGAAAAGTTTATCACCCTTACCCCAAACGGTTCCGATGACCGTAGAAAATTTTACACTCAGCTTATCGGTGATGTAGCCTACGCCAATTCTAAGACCGATAACATTAACAAATTGGTAAACCAGTGCTACGACCGTGTGGAAAACCGCCATCGTAGCCTTAGACACCTTGAAACTTTAATCCAAATAGGAGCCTAAAATGAAACGACCTTTAAACATACGTACGGCATATTCCAAAGAATTCGACACGTACCCATTTACCGGGATATGGAAAGATGTTTTTGGTAATGCAACCAAAAACGGCGTGTGGATCGTGTACGGAGCTGAAAAGAATGGTAAAAGCTGGCTTTCACTGAAACTTTCAGATATGTTAAGTCAATTTGGTAGCGGGCTTTATATAAGTGCCGAGGAAGGCCTTGAAAAAGAGTTTATCGATGCGATGAAGCGTGCCAGGTTAGAACCGGGTAACGAATCCCTAAAATTTGTGGAATACACCCCGCTTGAAGAGATAAGCGAACGCCTGGAGAAACGTAACCCGCCAAAATTTGTGGTATTCGATAATGTGACCGTGTACAAGGACGAGTTATCCTATGGCGCATTTCAAAAATTTTGGAGACGGCATCCAAACACGCATTTCATATTCATTGCTCACGAAGAGCGCAACGAACCTTATACCGCTACGGCGAAAATGATTAAACGCCTTAGTAAGATCATTATCCGGGTGCAGGGATTGGCCTGTTTTGTTTCCGGGCGTTGTCCGGGCGGTTCATTAACGATAGATGAAGAAAAAGCACAACTCTATCACGGTGCAGAAATTAAAAACAACCAAGACGAATAAAAATGAAAACAACCCAAAAAATTTTAAAGTCCACTGGTTTAACCTATCCGCTTTATGATGAGTGGCGAAATTCATGTTTTATTGATTGGTGCTATACCATAGCCGAGCGTGAATATATATCTGCTATGCTCCTTATTAAACATGATGGCGTGTTAAACTGGTATTGCGACATGTGGCTTGTCCATGTGGAAAGCCAGTTCTTAAACGATTATGGAAGCGATTTAGATCATCTGGAGCCTTCACTTGTCCAGGAGTTGCTTCTTACCTATCCCGATGAAATTTTACAAATGGTACCAACGGTTCTTATCCAGATGGTACGTCCTAAAAAAACCAAAAAAGCAGCGTATGAGAGTAAATAAATTATTTATCGAACGAAAACTCAAAGAATTAAACGATTGGGTACAGGATAACCCAGGGCATGAGCTGGAGAGAATTAAAAAGCAAAGTATTAGCTATTACGCTTGTAAAGCTCAGGAAATGGAAGAAAACCAATTGCAAACTATTGAAGTATGAAGTATTACGACACTATTACACTTAGGGAGGTTTTAAACTACGATACGCATGGGGAAAAGTTCCTTTCCTTATTAGAACGCCACGAAATCCATAAAGCGATCAGTAATGGTTTAAATGGCCTTCCAGTGATTTTGGAGGAAAAGCTTGAAAGCAAAGTAACCCAGGCCAAAAAACAAATGAAGCATAGCGGTTACAAACCCCGAGAGATCGCTTATTACATGGATTTTGAAACCATGTTATTACGCACTAAAGAACTTAATAAATTTTAATAAAAAACAATCCAAAATGAACGATTTAAAAGAGTTAATCAATTTAGAAGATTTTCAGGCGATGCAAAAAGTAAGGTTTAGGAAGGCATTAAACGAAGTGTTTAGCGAAGCTTTTCAACTTTCAAAGATTGAATTTGAAGAGGAAAAGCTAATCCATGCGAAAATAAACACCAACGAGGTTTTGGATAAAATCCAAATGGATGCTTTAAGCTTTCATGCCGATTCATGGGAGTTAACTTATCAGATCAGCCGATCAGGGGCAGGAATAAAAATAGAATTTAAAGAAAATCAAAAATAGATATGGCGATACAACCAGAAAACCAGTTTTACAAGCTTTTTGAAGTTGATGGAAATCAAATTTTATATGAAAAAAAATGGAATGAAGACGAAGAACAAGAAGAGATAAAGATAAGTCTTCATTTATCCGGATTATGCTTAACCGCTTCAATAGGTTTCGAAAAAGATGAAGTGAAAAGAGATGAAGCTTTTTATGGTGTCGATCAAAGTGCCGCGGATAAAGCTTTTAAAAGATTATCAACCTTAATTTAATTACAAATGGAAACAATAAATAAGTCAATAGACCAAATGAGCTCTGACGAAATAGAGCTTTTCTTAGCCAAAAAAAGAAAGAAGGAACAGGCGGAACTGGCCAAGCAAAAAAAGAAGTATGAAGCTGACCGGGATGAAACTATAAACTTTTTGGTTAACCGTGCGATCCAGGCTAACGAAGTTCTTAAAGAGCTTAAGGAGCTTTGCGAGAACAAAATGGAAATCCAGGCTGAAGCGCTTAACGATTACGGGATGATGCGTAGCAATAGCAAAGGCGGTTTTTCAATCACTAATAGTGAAGGTGATTATCGGGTAACCCGTAGAAGGGATACCGAGCCAAAGTGGGATGAACGCTCTACCAAAGCCCAGGAACTCATTAAGGATTTTCTAACCGACACCGTAAAGAAACGGGATTTAGACCTTTTTGAAATGCTGATGTCTTTTATTGAGCGCAATGAAAATGGTGACCTGGAGTATGCCCGTGTAATGATCCTTATACAGCATGAGAAAAAGTTTAATGATCCACGATGGTTAGAAGGGCTTAGGCTGATAAAAGAGAGCTATAGCAGCCATTTAAAAGGCTTCGGGTATGAGCTGAAGAAAAAAGGCAAAAATGGCAAATTTCAAACCATTCAATTAAACTTCTCCAGCTTATGAAACCGCTATCTCCTTTAAATACAATCAAGGTAGGATTGGCCATTTTTTGGATGGGTTTACTTGCCATAGTTGCACTAAAACAGGATAGTGTAATACCATTATTCTTTACTTTCTTAATTCCTCTGGTGTTGAGGGAGATCACCGCCGAGGAAATGCCGGAAGATTACGACCAGTAACCAATACCCGTGCGATGTAAAGGACATCATAATCAGGTTCGAATCCTGGCATGGGAACAATAAGGCAAAAGCCTAATATCTGCATAAAATAAGTCTAAAACCTAATATCATGAAAGCAGTTCCTTCACAGCGCAAAATCTTATACCGTATTTTCGACAACAATAGCGAAACCGAGGCGGTACACGTACAGCAAATTACCGGCGACAAAACTAAAAAGAAGGTAGGCGATCTCTCGATTGCTGAAGCTACGCAATTAATCAGCTTTTTAACCACCAATTGGGCATATTTCGACAAGCATAACCGTAAACATTCCACTATCCTTAGCCTTTGCCATCAGTTGGCATGGGTACAGGATGCCAATCCAAAGTTTGTGGATTTAAAACGACTGTCAGAATGGTTAAAAAGCTTTCGTTCACCGGTTAACAAACCACTTCAGCAAATGGATACTAAAGAGCTTAGTAAAGTCATTTCAGCCCTTCAGGGGATGCTAACCAAAAAGTATAAATGAAAGCTCGGTTAACCCCTAAAAAGCCCTGTAAACATCCTGAATCCGAGCAAAGGATAAAGGTGTTAGAGGCAATTGTAAACTGTGAAACTACCATTAAGATTTGCGGCCTATGCGGCAAACAGCTTTCTAAACCTAAAATAGATTGTAGATGAAAATAGAATTAAAACTTAGTCCCGACACCATTTTCGCAGCGAATAAATTACTTAGAAATGTATTTGAAATATCTATTTCTAATGACTTACGGCAAAACGTTTATAAAAGTATTGGTTTTGACCTTTCAGAAAAGTTTGAAAAGAAAACCAAAAGCCTAATTAAGAAAGCTGATTTATTTGATAGTGAATTAAAAAGTTTTACGATCAAATATCACGAGGCTTGGGCTTTAGAAGAAATTATACGTGACCTGATATGGAATGAGCAAAACCCATATCAAAAAATGCTACTTCAAAAATTAATAAATCAACTCAATGAAAAATTAGTATGAACGACAACGAATGGAAGGAACTGGGCGTAAAACCGGTTTTGGGTAGAGAATGGCAAACTGTAATGGATGGACTTTGGATTATCGCTCAATTTGAATTTAAAAAGGATGCTAAAAATGTAGAGAACACCATTCGTATTAATAACTGGACTATATACGCAAACTTCATTAATAATGATTATATCAATGTAGTGGTAAAATATTTAGATGATGAAAGACTTGAAATAAGACATACTAATAAGAACCTTCCATCAATTCTTACATGTGTGTTCGAGGTAATTAAGAAAACTTATAAAAACCCATTAAAATGATTAAAAAGAAAATCTATATCGCTGGTAAAGTTACCGGTGAACCAATTGCTGAATGCACTATGAAATTTGGTGTAGCTCAAAAAACTATTGAAGCTTTAGGATTTACAGCAGTTAATCCTTTGGAAGTTGTAAATGATTTTAAAGCGACTTGGGAGAATGCTATGAAAAAGTGTATTAAAGCATTGATGGATTGTGATGCAGTTTACATGCTACCTGATTGTGCAAATAGTCCTGGGGCAAAATTAGAAACACGTTTAGCTTCAGAATTTAATATGCCGCTTTACAATTCCCTTTATAATCTTAAAAAGGAGTTATCATAATGGAAGAGCAATTTGTAACCTATACCGTAAAAGGAAGAAAGGCACCGGTATTATGGGAATTTCGATATCGGTTAAACGGTGACCTGTACTCGTTCACTATTTTAGAAGGTCAGCTTAATGGCACCCAAATGAAATGGTTATTTTCCGGTAAAAACTTTCCGGCCACCGAGCGGCTTATGACGATCATGTGGTTAAAGGATAAAGAGATCACCTCGAAACTGGAAATAAAGAAGACCGATTTAGACCTTTCTTTCGATGCCTTTTGGAATACCTACAATAACAAGGTGGGTAAAAAGAAAATGGCAGAGAGCTCATGGAACAATCTTTCTAAAGCAAATAAGATTAAAGCCCTTATGGCCATCCCGAGATACAACAATAATCTACGTCTCAATCCGGGCATCCAAAAAGCCTATCCCACCACATTTATAAACCAGGAATATTATAATAACGAATATTAAAATGGAAGTTAAAAAATATAGAAAAGAACACGAAGACATTATCAATGATTGTATTAATGAACGTATTCGACAGGATAAAAAGTTTGGTGCAAACAGAAAACACCATCCAGCGGAGTGGTTAATGATTTTGGGCGAAGAAGTTGGCGAAGTAAATCAAGAAGGCATAAATTATACTTTTACTTTTAATGATTCCAAGGAAACAACAAGAGTCTTAGAAAATATGCGGGCAGAACTGATTCAGGTAGCTGCTGTAGCAATGGCATTTATTCAAGATTTAGATAATCATTACTTCGATTGTCTAACTATTTGTACAGGATGTGAAAAAAGGTTTGAGCTTGAAGGAATGGTGGCAGATGATGACTGCAATTATTTCTGCCAGAAATGCTATAAAGAACTGTCACCAATTATGAAAAAAGAATACGAAGATTTAAAGCACAAAGGAGAAATCGATTAACATGATTAAAGCATTAGTTGTATATAAAGAGCTTGTAGATGGTGGACACCCATTATTGGACGATTACTGGGTAGAGAAATCCAAAATCGTAGAGGTAGAAAAAGAAACAGATATTAATAAGGTATCTAATCATATAATCAATATCAAGATTTTATAATTATGGAAAAAGAGCAATTAATTGAATTATTTCAAAACTATTTAGATGAGAATGGTCGGTACCAACATTTTACGGGATGGCTGAGCGAAAGGGAAGGATTAACAATGACCGATTTAGGTTTTGAAGATTAATAATTATGGAAAATTACATTTTACAGTTTCTAAAAAACGGTATCGAAGAACTTCGTGATGAAAGATGGCATGAAAACAAAAATCCTTTAGCTAAAGGACTGATAGCATTTATTGACGCTGAAATGAGTAAAAATAGGCTTAAGGATGATTTGGTACACTATCAACTGTATGCCGGTGATATTAATTGGGAATTATGGGAAGGACAAAATCCCAGAGGGATACGCCACGAAGATAAACGCCCGGAATTAATCAGAATCAGTACAAACAAAGTATTTAATCGCATAGAATTAGAAAAACATATTAAGTATTTAGGGGAATTAATAAATGCTTTGGAAGCTAACGAACCTTGCAATCATCAAAGAAAAACAAGGCATTTTAGTGATGTATTTGGGGTGTACGATACATGTTTATATTGTGGAAAGGAATTATAGTGGATGCATTACGTAAAACCGTATGCTCATATAAAAACAACTCAATAAATTAGATGTATGAAATATATTAGGGAAGCTTTTAACGATGGCTATAAATGTGGATTTAAAAGCGGTATGGTGCAAGGTATTTTAATTGGTGCTATGATTGGTGCCGGATTAATTGCTGCTTTCCTATTTTTATTTTAAACAAGGACGTTATATTTGTAAATAATCTCATTCATAAACTTAAAAGCAAAAAAATGATAAAAAAATTACTTAAATGGGGCATAATTGGTTTCTTTGGATTAATCGGTATTTTCTTCTTAATCGGAGTTTTCGTTGCCTTCACAACCGATACTCAATCAAATAATGATGCAAAAGAAGAGATCGTAAGTGCAAAAGATATTAAAGCTGCTGAAGAAAAAGCAGCCGAAGAAAAAAGAATTTCAGACAGTATTGCAACTGCAAAACGATCTGAAGCTCTGAATGAATTGAAAAATTTTAGAACTGAAAAAGATGATTTTGAAGGGCTGGTTTTTTATCAGGATAATAGAACACCAGCTTATACCAACAGGAACTTTGTTTACCCATACATAGGAGAAAAACAAGATCGTTATTTTTTAAGACTAAAATTTCAATATACTGCCGATGATTGGCTTTTTATAAAGCAAATTAAAGTTAAGACAGATTATAATGATTATGATCTTAAAGCGAATTTTGAGAGAGATCATAACTCCGTAATTTGGGAGTGGTACGATATGCCAGCTCGTGAATCTGAAATTAAAATGCTAAGGGATATTGCACTATCGAAGAATCCTAAAATTAGATATATTGGTACTCAATACCACAAGGATCGAAATTTAACAGCTAAGGAACAAGCTATTATAAAGCGTACTTTAGATATTTATGAAAGTCTATAACTTATAATACAAGTAGTAAAGCCCCCTGGTTAATTTCAGGGGGCTTTTTTTATGCTTTAACAAGTTTTTTGCCGTTATCTTAAAAGACGTTAATTTTGGCGGTATGAGCCGTCCAGATCGTATTAAAGCCAGAAACCAAAAAATCAGGGATTATTTTTCCTGCCTGGAGCGTAAACATCCGCAATGGCGATGGGATGCCCTTTTGCAGGAAGCCGAAAAGGAGTTTTTCCTTTCCCCCCGTACCATCGATGCCATTATTAAATTTGAGGGTGTATATGCCGATTAAATACCATTGCAACGATATTTAAAACTATTTGTATATTTGCCAATGCAGACCGTAGGCATTTTGCCGCGGATTGCTCCAACCGCCAAAAGCTTTCTAAGCCGTTGGCGGTTTTTTTATGGCTTTATTTCCCTGATTTTGTCATCTACTATATAAATGATCTTTTGAAACCTAAAGTCATGCCTTCCCTCGTATTTTTTAATTCCGGTGATAAGCCTACTCATAGAAAATTTACTTGCATCCGGGAAATACAGTATGGCCACATCGGCCGGCTTTTCGGCGGAATGCTTTAACGCCCTGGAGATCGTATTTTTTCCCTCTCCTAAAATAGAACTGATATCGATGGAAGCATTGTTTAGATAGCCGTCTACTTTCTTCACGCCTTCAATAACTTTTTCCCCTTTTGCGGCCAGCTCTTTGGCCAGCTCGATCTTATCGCCCTGGTTAAAAAATAAATCCCGTACATGCTTTTCATACTTACCGGTACGCTTATCGAAATTATGTAGTTTATGGGTTGCTTTTAAACCGCTGTTTTCTTCGTTGAATTTCACATCGGTAAATCCCGGATCATCCTTATAGGTTTTGAAATCTTTAAGCCTGGTATCCCGTTTAAATAATCTATTGGCCGTTGCCGTTGCCTGGTCGATTTCCGTATCGCTAAGCCCATCTTTATAGGCAATATCGGTAAACACTTCACCGGATAAACCGGCATTGTTCGCAAATCCTTTCTTAGCTTCACCGCCTGGAATATCCGTACTCACTTCTTCATCGGTTTGTACGGCTCCACATCTACAGCCCCAATCCTGAGGCGGAAAATGCGTAGCCCACCAGGGATGATTAATAGGCAATACCAGTCCGTCCCATTGGCGGTGTTCTTCCCTTACCCGGTTATCTCCGGCGGTTACATACTTTAAATTCGGGTACAGGTCTTTATTGGCTTCAAAATCTTTCCATTTTCCGGCCATGTTTGCCGTGGCAACGGTCTGGTGATATTCTGTTTTTAACCAGCGTACATTGTAATCACCGGATACTTTTAAAGCTTCTTTCTTGAATGTAGACCAGGGCTGTATTTTTCCGTTTTTGGTAAGGAGTCCCTCCAGTTGTTTCTTAAAAGAGGTTTCCTTAAAAGCGGAAAATTCGGCAATGTTATACTTTAACCTGGCTGCAAGCTCCGGGTCGTATTGCTCCAGTTCCGGGGAGTAACCAATATCCACCCCGTCCGATAATTCATCATAATAATACTGCCAAAGTTTATTTCGGGTACCTTCAGATAATTGGCGCTCGTCAAAAAGCTCCCTGACATATTCCTCTATAAGCCCGCTAAAATGCTGGTCTTGCTTTGCAAGTTGTATCGTAGGAGTATGGGAACATTTGCTACGATAATGCAACCTTAGCAGGCTTAGGGCTTTCCCGTGGTGTCCTCTTCCTCTTCTTCGTCCTGGTCTGGAGCATTGTCCGTAATGGCTTCCACTTCCACGCCGTAAGTTTCCTCGATGTAATTTTTACTAAGCTTCACCCCATTTTTAAGTAGTACCCCATCGATATCGATTTGTTTATTGGGATCAGTTGTTTTCTCTACAATGATTTTTGCATTGTCCGGGATGTTATAACCAAGCTTTCGCATAGCCGGTACCAAACGACGGTTTAGAAATGCCAGCATTTTCTTTTCATCGGCATAAACCACTTCGCCGAGCGTATTTTCATGAACACTGCCCTGAGCTTTGGAACTTCCGTTTTCAGTGGTCATGGTTTGGTGAAGTACCAATTTAGATAGCTCTTTGTCCAGGGCTTCAATTTTCTTATAAAAAACCTGAAAGGAATCTGTTTTAGAGTTTTCTTTAATGTCGACCTCGGTGCCAATTGGAAAAACACCGTAGGGAGCTGATCCCATATCTTCCAACCATCCGGCTACTTCATTCTTCACGGTTTCACTTTGTGAGGCTATTTTAGCGATACGGATAGGAATTCCAAATAATTCCTCAAATTCATCCCAGGAACCCCATGAATGTCTTTTTAAAATGGCGTATGGTGCGGCTTTTTCCAAAAGCCCCACATGGCCATAAAATTGCGCATAGATCAAGATATCGTCAATCTCGGAAAAATCAATACCACGGTCGGCATCGTAGCTGTAGAGCAATACCTTTTTTTGAGGAATCACCAAACCCCTGGGGATAAGCTCCACTTCTTTAATTTGTCCAGGTACATACTCTTTTACCCAAAGTAAAGAATACCCGTAATAGGTTGATTTATGGGCTTCATCGGTAATAAATTCAAACCACTCCTGATCGGTAATAAATTCACTCAGTTTATCATCCTTAATGCCATCAATGGCAAAAATATATTGCTTGTTCGTGGTTCTAAGGGTGCGGTTTTCAGTAATACCTGTTAGATGCCCATCGAGCATGATGTCCTCGTTAACTTCCTGCATGGGATAGGTTCGGGGAAGTTCAGAATGGTACAGGGCAAACCTTCCGGCCTGCCAGTCGTTTATTTCTTTTCGCCAAAGTCTTCGCTGGCGGCGTACCACATCGACCATTAAATTGGTTACCTTTTGAATATCCTTGGCTTTATTGCCGCTAAGGCTTACTTTCTTTACTGCATTCCCGGATAAATTCACGGTATTGGCTCTGGTCTTGCTCATAATCAATTTCTTATTTAAAAATCTTGTCTAATTCTTTGGTTAGCTTTTTCTCAATTTGCTGGGTCAGGGTTTTGGATTGCCCCATAAATTGCCGTTGTGGCATTCCTTTTAAGCCCTCATTGTGCCGTCTGGCATAGCCTTTATAAGTGATAAACCGAACTTGGCGGGAATTCCGCCGGGCTCTAAAAGAGTTTTTTAATTTGTCCCCACCGGTGGCATGGCCTACCAACAATGCCCGGTCTTTTACTTTGCTCCCGTACCGGTTCAAATTGCCTTTTCGTCCCACCCGGTTAGTACGGTACCGGGTTAAATCTCTTCCTCCAGAGTCCCTGGTCTTTCGTTTTTTCCACTTTTTTAAACTGCCATCGTTAAAGCCTTCATCCCTGAAGTTCTTTTCGATAAACTGTAATCCTTCAACCTCGATAATCTTTGGGAGCTTTTCCGGCATTACCTTCATCCCTTTATTGAGTAGCTTCTGAAGTTCTTTAATGTCTTTTGTAGCCATTAAAAGTGGTTTTTATAATTCTTACGGCTACCAAGTTTCATAAAGGTAGAACTGGAATCCGGGTTACCATCACCATCGGTGTCTACTTGTTTACGCGGTAAATCTGCCTCGATCTTTCCCATAGCAATTTTTTCAAGCCAACCCATGGCCTCGTCATACTTCTTTTCCTGTTCTTCAGAGATATCCATTTTACGGATCATCAGTAAATCATAGATCACGAGCATTTTTAAATGCTTCAGGATAATTCGGGATCTCGAATCACCGGTAGCCGAAAATATGGCCGCTACATCATAGTATTTGAACAGGTAGTTTTTAATCAGGTCAATGTTTTCTTGGATAAGATCGTTGACAGTCGTATCACTGCTATTGGTGATTAAATCAATACTTTTAACCGTAATACCGGTCTTTAATTCTTCTTTAGTTAAAAACATGGATAAAGCAATTAGTTTCTAATTCGATTCGTGTATTTGGATTGGAGCTTTCGATATAGTGTGGTTTCAAAGCTTAACCGGTAACTCATAATATTTGGTAAGCCTTCGTCCTGGTCTTCCTCGTCTTTTTGCTCCAGGCTGGTAAATTGTTGGCCTTTTAAAAATTGAATTTTATCCACAATGGTATCAATAAGATCGATTTCCATTAATCCGCCTTCCTGATCGTCGGTAAGTTGGTGCTGATCCATCCAACCATCACGGCTATAAAACAATATATCCACGCTACATTTTCCCTCCTGGTTCCTGCCGGTCATGGTTTCCCAATTCACCGTATTAATGCGGATAAAAGCCGCTGTCCAGTCTTCATCTTTAAACTGATTGCGGTAATAATCAACAAGCTCCAGTTGTGTGATACTGGCCAGTGCTTCTTTTAAGGCTAAATACAATTCCTTTCGTGGTGTCATAAGCGGCGTTTTTTGTTTTTCTTACCTATCACTGGTTTAGACTTGCCTTGATCTTTAGAGAAACCATAATAAATCTGACAATTAAGAATTCCATGACATAAGGTATCTGGCGCATCATCATTACCGGTCGTTCCTTTTTCAAAGGATAGTACCTGGCTCATAAATTCCTCGTAATCATCGCCTTCTAATCGAGCATCCCAATAGAGTATTTTTCTTTGTAGTGCATTGCCCACAGTGGCTTCAATTTTATTGTGTTTGTCCCCTTGTTGGTGTTTTCCAATAGGAAGGTCGGGACATTGGTTATCCTCAGCACATTGCTCAATAATCGGCGAGTAGACTGCCAACTGAGCGGCTGTAGCATCATAAAAGGATAGCGGGGTATAACCTTTAATCTTATATTTGAAAATCCATTTAAAGTGCTCTTCCATTGCACTGTTAATACTGCATCTTTGACAGAAGACCTCCAGAACTGTCATTCGGATTCCCTGTACACCAATTAGAACCCCGGCTTTATAATCCCCATTGCTGGTGTAACTTAAATCCCAATGCACGATAAAGCCGTCCCAGCTCTCATTGCCGTGAACTTTTCTTTTAATCATCTGGTGGGATTTAAAAAGCTTTCCTTCCTCGATAGGGTTATTATAGTCCTCCCGTTGTGAGGTGTAATAATCAGTGTCCGCATTGATCCGGTCGGTATCTTCTTTGGTCATGCGTTCCGGCCAACTCGGGTTGCCGTCCTTGTCGGTCAGGTTGACCGTTGAAACATCAAGGTGTTTTGAATTTTTAAACTTTTTAAGGATATAATCGTTGATCCCGTCCTTAACTATATAGTTTTGAGGAACTATTAGGCGACCTCTTTTAAAATGGAAAGCTTTAACCAGGTCGCCAACAATCTTGTCACCATATTTGCGAACCATATCTTTATTTTTAGCCTGGTCACGATCTTCTACATCGTCAACGATAGCAAGGTCAATTCTATCCGCCCCAAATCGTAACCCCCTAAAGGGTTGGTTAAGGCCTTTGGCTAAAAAGTTTTTATTGTCTTTGGTCTGAAATTGACCATCAGCCCAATTTCCGTAACTAAGCTGCATTCCAAAATCCTTAATAAAACGTTCGTTACTCTCAAGGTGCATTTGTACATCCTGTAAAAGAATCTTGGCCATATTCTCGTTACGCCCAATAAGCGCAAGAAAATTCATTAAATCATTTTGCTTTAGGTGAGTAACATTCCCAACGTTGCTATGTATGGACTTGGCACCTCCCCGGAACCATCTGCGTAACTGTCTAATAAAAGGATCGTTATAAACCTTGATATAAGACTCCAGGTGAAAACTGGAAGAAGGCGCATCAGCAAGCGGTAATCCTGAATTGATCCCATAGTAATAATCAAAATATTCGATATAGTTTTCGGGTTTCAATAAGTGCTTTATACGGGCTTCTTGCTCGTCAGCGGTTTCCTTGACCAAACTTTCATAAGTGGCCAGCCTAATCATTTTCGATAACTCGAAATACCGCTCTTTAGCCTCTTTAAGTTCCGTTTTAGTCATGCTTCAATAGTTCGGTTACGTATTTGTCAAAGTGTACCCTGATTTCTTTGATCAGGTCTAAGAGTTCCTGCCTTTTTTTGCCTTTTGATTTCCCCGCTTGGGTGATCATGTAGCCGCTAAAATCGTCCAGGCTTTCCATGGTGTAGACGGCTTTTTTACGGGAATCATTTAACCGGTCAAAGGCCGCTGAAATTTTGGAAAGGTCATCCGCTTTATAGGCGGGTGTTTCTCCATTCTTTAGCGCAACCACATACTCCAGGATCATCTTTTTGATTTCTGAAGGCCTAATATTATTCAGCTCTTTTTGCTTTTCCCAGTCTTCATCATCCCGCCATTTATAGACGGTTTTGATTCCAACGCCCAAAAGCTCTGAAATACTTTGAACTGAAAAGCCTTTAGCGTATAATTCGCCGCCCTGGCTGATTGCATAATCCCTTTGGGCTGAAGTCATTCTACCTTTGGCCATTGTCTGAATATTTACCGTCGATTATTAATTGTCCATCTTGTTCAAACCGGATGGTTTTTATTTTCATCCCATCATATTGTAATTGCTTTTTCATCTCGATCATCATTTCATCGTAACGATCATCACTAAGCATTTGGGAAATCCCAACGCCCACCTCTGGAAACTCTTTGTATTCACCTTTCTCGGCTTTTAAAATATGTTCCTGGTGTTGGTTGTCTGAATATCCGATTTTGAAGTCCCCGTTTTCAATAATAAGGTCTCCATCCTGGTCTAATAAGATGTCTTTCATACCGGCAAATTTCGTGTTCACTTGGAGCTATGCGTAATTCTTGATCAAGGCTTGGGGATTTTTCTACAAGTCTTGTATGGAAATCGTACAAGGCTTGATCGGTTTTTTTTTACAGCCATCATTTCCAACCAAATTTGCCCCCAGGATTCAAAACAAAATATCCGCCAGCATGAAGCACACGTTTATAGTCAGTGACGAGAATAATGTAAATGAATACGGTTTTAGGGTGATGACCGACGGTATCGATACCGTACAGTTTATGCGTAACCCTGTAGTCTATTACATCCACGATCGTGGGCTGTCCAGTCCAAAGGGTCACGAAGTTATTGGACGTGTTACCAATCTTTCTAAAAAAGACGGTCAACTAATTGCTGAAGTGGAATTTGATGTTGAAGACAAGTTCGCTAAACGGATAGAGGGGAAAGTAGCAAGAGGCTTTATAAGGATGGCTTCTATTAATGCCGATGTTATTGAAACCTCTACCGATCCCGAACACACCTTACCCAATCAAATCTTTGAAACAGTACTTACCTCCAAGCTTATCGAAATATCCATAGTGGATATCGGGGGCAATGACAATGCGCTGAAGCTTTCCAAAGACGGCAAGCGCATCAAACTTAAACGCTTAAAATCAAAACCAGAAATACACAGTGATATGGATATGAAATCTATTGCGCTCGCATTGGATATGGGAGCCGACAGCAAACCGGAATCAGTTCTACAAAAAGTAAAAGAGCTGCAATTGGCCAAACAACAAGCCGATGACAAGGCCAATAAGTTGGAAGAAAAACTCAATGAGGCCAATAAGCAGGAAGCGGAAACGCTAACCGATAAAGCGGTTGCCCTGGGGCTTATCTCTGATGGTCTTAAAGAAAGCCAGTTAAAGGCATTCGAAAGTGATCACGAAGGACAAAAAGCCGTGCTTTCCCGATTGATCCAGGAAAAAGAAGGAAGTGCTCAGCAGCAAGACCGTAGTAAAACCGTGAGAGAGGTTGTTTTAAGCGGTAAAGGCTCTGGTAAATCACCGAACATCGAGTTGAACTATGACTACCTGCAAAAGAACGATCCTACAGAGCTTCGTCGTATCCGTGACGAAGAGCCTAAAAAGTATGCTGAACTGGCCAAAGGCTATGCGGCCGGAATTCGCCATAAAGACTAATTAATCCAATCTAACAATTATAAGTAATGAAAAAGAAACTTTCTATTAAGAACCTAGTTTTAAATTTTGTCCTGGCATTGGTTTTGGCTTATGCGACCCAACCAATCACCGAATTACCGGCATTACCGGTGGCGATTGTATTTGTAATAGTAGTCGCTATTATTCAGTATTTTTTTGGTGGAATGTTTAAGGGAAAAGCCCTTTTTGCACTTCAAACTGAAGTATGGGTACCAGGCATTAAAGAAAACCCGGTACCGGATCACTCCTTTGTCTATCAGTCCGAGGATATGTCGGAATATGTGGAGAACAATAAACTGCATTTAGTCGAGGCCGGTATAGAGCCAGGGGTACACGAGGATTATTTCGCTGGTAATGAAGACCCGTTACCGATTGCAGATATTCAGGATATACCAAGCGAAGTGTTGCTTAAAACGTATAGTACCGAGCAAACGCGACATAGAGACCTTCAGGAAATAGAGTTACAGTACAACAAAAAACAGTCCGTTATTAACCGGCACCGTAATTCGCTTGCAAAAAACATAGGAGCACGTGCCGCTTATTCCTGGTCACCAAGCGCCGACAATGCTTTTAATAAGATCATGAACCTGGGCGAAAATGACTCTGTCATTGATGCAATCATAGATTTAGAAGCTTTCTTTAGTGACCATGACAAATTTGAAGGCTTAAATATCTGCTTTAATTCAGCCCACATGGCCAGAATCAAAAAGGAAGATAAAAAGCTTTATAAAGAAGTTTTGGACGAGCGCAAGCTTTACGGTTTTAACGTCTTCCGTTATAGCAAATTACCGATTTATACCGCCGCTGGTGTGAAAAAACCTTATGGTGCGGCTTCAGAAGAAGGCGATAAAAGAGCGACGATCCTTTGGGCTAAGGATGAAGTATTCAGATGTTTTGGGGATACTGAGATGTATCCGAACCTGAGAGATTCAGGGCTTCAGGCAGATACCCTGTCTTTTGCGCAACGTGCATTGGTAGGTAAAATCAGAGCGAATAACCCTAAGTATTTAGGGGCAATCCTTTAATCATTAAAAGCTATAGTTATGAGAATACTAACCTTTTTATTAATGGCCTTTGTGGTAAGTGCCAGCGCACAAACTACAAAAAAGGATTCCTTAACATCACCTGACGCGGTAACGGTTTCCATTCCTGCATCGGTGGTGATGATCCATAAGGATAAAGCCTTAGTGGCCGACCGCTATAACAAACGGTTTTTTGAGGTAAACTCGAAAGGCCTGGAGCAAGGCAGGGAATATTTGTTCCGCTTACGCTACAGCAAGGCAGATCGGGAAAAGAATCACTGTATTGGATGCAGTGGCATAGTACCGGCAAAGGTGTTGGGCTTCGCCGTGACTACAGCACAAGCCCGGCAAGACCAAAAGCAAATTTATAACCTGGAGGAAGGTTATGACCGGAGCCCCCGGTACCATTAAATAAAGTCTCACCATCCCCGGTGCATGCCGGGGATATTATACCGTAATCATGAAAAAGACAACCATAAAAGAAAAAGTAGCCAAATTTTTTGAGAGCAACCAGGTAGAAAAAGTTCATACCACATCAGATGGGTATTTATTCCTGCAAGCGGATCACGCTAAAAGCCACGGGAGAACCCTGGAAAATAAAAAAGTGGAAACCCATAACAGGACGGCTCCAAAATCAGCGGCTATCGAACCGGTTAAAAGTCCATTTTTAGATCAATCCGTAAGTAAGATTGCTGAAGCTTTGGCCGATAAAAAAGACATCGCGGAACTGCAAGCCTTAATTGAAGAGGAAAAAGCCGCTGAAGATACCAGAAAGACTGCAATTGAAGCTATAGAAGCACGTATCGCAGAGCTTAAAGAAGAAAACGAATAAACAGGCTGCGCTCATCATTGCGATGAGGCAGCAACCCTACGGGGTTTAATCAATTAATTATGGTAACAAGTCAGGATTGTATAAAGAAATATGGGAAGCCGGACATTACGATGGAACGTGCTCACATGATCCTTTGGGATATCCCGGACGATATCAACAAGGCAATTCCAGAACTTCCCAACCGCCTGTATTGCAACAAGGATTTAAAAGAGCCTTTATTAAAAGCGTTTAGAAACCTTATTGACCGTGACCTCGCTTGCCATATCATGACCTGGGACGGTTGTTTCAATATCCGCCTTAAGCGTGGTGGTTCTACCTACTCCCTTCATAGTTGGGCAATAGCTATAGATATCAACGCTGCATGGAATGGATTTGGAGATCGTCCGCAAATGCCAAAGGAAGTGGTAAAATGTTTCACTGATGCCGGTTTTGAATGGGGCGGTACATGGTCGAAGCCCGACGGGATGCATTTTCAGTTAAAAAGAATTTAAGATATGAAACGATTTTTTTGGGTTGTTTTCTGTTTTACTCTGGTAGCCTGTGGGGGAACCCATAAGGTTACCCAGAGTGAAACCAACAAAGAAACTTTTAGGGAGCATACCGTATCCTATAAAGATACCGTGTTTACCATACCAGCGGCACAAACCAGGCTCATTATTCCTAAAGTGGAGTTTGAAAAAGTGACCTTAAAGTCCCGCAATTTTGAAAGCAAAAATGGTAATGCAACGGCAAGGCTTACCATTGATAACGATGCGGTTTATGTTTCTGCGGAGTGTGATAGCATTGCCCTTGCCGCCCAGATAAAACAAGAACTACTCCGGGAGGTTTCCACAACGTCCAATGAATCCTCCAGTACAGAAAAAAGGGGCGTTTCCAGATTTATGCTAATCCTGTATATCATCCTGGCAGCCGTGGTTGGTTTTGTGGCCGGGGTCATTGCTAAAACCTTTATAATTTAATTTTATGATACCAAAAATAATATTCGATATCGCTGAGAATGGGCTTAGCCTTTCCGGGGATGGGGTGCAAAAAGTACCGGGTATCATCCTTACCGGCGTAGGTACGGATGATGCAGCTATTGGCACATCGCACCAGGTGTTTTCAATGGACGGCGTTGCCGATCTTGGAATCACCCAGGAAAATAACCCATTTGCTTTTAAACACCTAAACGAATTCTACAGCGAAGCCGGAACCGGTGCGGAATTGTGGTTTATGATGGTTTCCGATGCGACGACTTACGAGCAAATGGTGGAAGAGCTACGCAAGCTTATTTCCGATGCCGGTGGAAGGATCAGGATATTGGGCATGCTTAAAAAACACCAGGGAACCGAAAGCATTACCGAAGGTATTGACCAGGACGTGAAAGCCGGTGTAATTGGTGTGCAAAGTCTTGCAGAGGAATTTGCCAAATTGTATATGCCATTCCGTGTGGTGATTTCAGGAAATGCCTGGTCGGGTCAGATAGCTGATCTTTTTGATTATCGGACTGCGGAGTACGACCGTGTAAATATGCTTATAGCCAATAACGATGGTTCGCCCGAGGCTTCCATTGGACTGGCCATGGGAAGACTGGCACGCATACCTGTACAGCGTAGTATCGCAAGGGTAAAAGATGGTAGTGCAATCGACTTGCAAGCCTATTTTACCGATGGTTCCAAGATCGAGGACTTTACAGATTCCTGGGATGCTATTGATGCGTTGGGCTATACGTTTTTTAGAACTTTTACCGGTCGTTCCGGTTACTATTTTACGGACGATAAAACGCTATGCAAATCTGATAGTGATTTTTCATCCCTGGCCAGGGGGCTTGTAATGGACGAGGCGGTACTTGTGGCCAATAATAGCCTAACCGAAGAGCTTTCGGACGAAATACCGGTAGATGGCAACGGGAATATACATCCTGCCATTATTAAGTCCTGGCAGTCGAATGTAGAGAATGACCTAATCAATTTAATGGTTAACGCTCTTAAACTTAATGGAGCTGAAGCCTTTATTGATACCAATCAGGATATTTTAACGACCGATACCCTGGCCATAACCTTAAGGTTACAGCCGGTAGGCTATGCCAAGCAAATCGAGGTTAAAATAGGATATACAACTAATCTTCAACAATAATAGATATGCCAGATTTTTCAAGTAAACAGTATGCCTGGTCGGATATAAGTGTTGCTTATGGCGGTCGAATCCTGGAAGGGATTACCAATGTGGAATACACCGCTAAAAAGGATAAGGATTACTTATATGGCCGTGGGAACAAACCTCATAAAATTGTACATGGGAATTATTCCTATGACGGTCAAATCGAGATATGGCAAAGTGAACTGGAGGCCATGACCAAAGATGCGCCGGATAAAGACATTTTAAATTTGTCTTTTGATTTGGTAGTAACCTATGAGGCTACCGATGACGGCCAGACGGTCACCGACATTTTAAAAGGGGTCGAGTTCACGGAAATGCCAAAGGGAATGAAGCAGGGCGATAAAAACAAACTACATGCCCTCCCGATCATTTTCTTAGACCTAAAACCACAACAATAAACAGAAACATAATAATCAAAAGTCCGCTCGTAATGGGCGGACTTTTTAAAACAACCTCAAGATGAAAAAACAAGAAGTTACCCAGGAACAAATTAAAGCATGGAAGCAAGAATACGGAGAAATCTATGCGCTTCCGGTTGATGATAAAACAGCCTATTTAAGAGCGCCAAAAATGAAGGACTATAAACGTGCCTTCACCGCTATGAAACGTCACGGCGATGTTGCATTTGGGGAGGCGATGTTAACCACTCTTTGGATTGGTGGGGACGAAGAAGTTAAAAATGTAGATGACTATTTTTTTACTGCACGAAAGGAGCTTATGGAATTTTTTAATTATGAAGACCCTGAAATCAATTCGTTACCAGGTCAAAAAAGTGAAATCATTATCGATGGCCAGCGTTGCGTGATTCGGGTAATTACACGTCATGATCTTAAAATGGCTGAAAAAGCCAATCCGGGGGATAAACCATTTGTGACCCAGGAAAAGCTTTTTGATATGGTTTGCCAGGAAAAGGACAAAGCTTTTGAAGACCGTGAAAATGCAGCCATACGCTTTCCATTATTCCAGGCTATAGAAAAGCTCCAGAACAAAAAAACCGCCATGCTAAAAAAGCTTTAGCCGAGGCGGTTATAGATACCGAAGATACCTCGGCATTTGAAGTGGCAGAGGGGTGTAATATACGGTTGTACGATGGTCTTTTACGCTATTATATGCATATCGACCCGAAACAACTAACAGATGAAGAGTGGGCAGAGGAAATCCAGACGCTCCATTTTATAAGACAAAAAGAGAAAGAAGCATCAGAACCCAACTAATATGAACGCTTACCAGTTTATTGTAAAAATGAAGGACTACGCTACCAGCGAGCTAAAGAATATTGCTCGTATGGCTGGTGCAGCTGATCGTCAGGTTGATGAGCTAAACCGTAGTTCGAAAAGCCTGGGGAATACCTTTAGGAATTTAAAGCGTTTTGCTGCCGGTGCTTTTACCATTGTGGCCTTAACTACTTTTGGGAATAAGGTTATTGAGGCACGGGCGGAATATGAACGCTTCCAGGCAGTGCTTACCAATACTTCAGGTAGTGAAATTGTGGCGGCCTCCCAACTCCAAATGCTTACCGATTTTGCGGCAAAAACACCGTTTCAGCTCAATGAGCTTACCGGTTCTTTTGTGAAGCTGGTTAACCGGGGCTTTATCCCTACCAAAAACCAATTAGGAAATTTGGGTGATTTAGCAGCATCCCAGGGGAAAGGTTTTGATCAATTGGCAGAGGCTATTTTAGATGCAGAAACCGCCGAGTTTGAACGCCTAAAAGAATTTGGTATTAGGGCTTCGAAAGCTGGAGATCAAATTACTTTTTCTTTTAAAGGGGTCACCAAAACAGTCAATAACAATAGTGATGCTATACGGGCGGCTCTAATCGAATACGGTAAAATGGACGGTGTGGCCGGTTCTATGGATGCCATATCCAAGACCTGGGGCGGTCGAATTTCCAATATGAAAGATGAGTGGAATATGTTCCTGGTAGCCGTTGGTGGGGAATCTCAAGGTATTTTTAATAGTACTATTGATTTGTTGACAGCTGGCTTATCTGTTATGACTGGAATCTTACCCGTTGTAGCAGAATGGTTCCGTATTCTTTGGACATACTTAGAGCCTGCTGGAATAGCATTATGGAGCTTTTTACAAGCGGCATTTGGTTTTGAAGGTGCTGGAAATATCATGTCTGGTTTTGGACAAGTAATGTCTGGAGTTCTATTAGTGGTTAATTATTTGTCAACTGGTCTCACATGGCTTTTAGAAACTTTACAGCCTGTTGCACCTGCAATTTTGATTGTAACGGCTGCTTGGTTAGCCTGGAGCAATGCCGTTGCTATTTTCAATGCAATAGCAGCTGTTAACCCCATAACCTGGATTATTTTAGGAGTTACAGTGCTCATTGGTTTGATAGGTGAAATAATAAGCCACACAGATGGTTGGGGTGAAAGCTGGAAAGCTACTATTAAAGGAGCTAAATATTTATGGGAAGGTTTTACCAGCGGTGCCAAAGCTCATTTTGTAACATTTCTTAATGCTATAATGATTGGGATTAATAAGATTAAAACTGGCTGGTTTGAATTTAAAGAACTTTTAGGGATTGGTGATAGCCAAAAAAATAAAGAGATTTTAGCCCAAATCAATGCCGATACTGAAGCCAGGAAAAAACAAATTATCGATGCCAATAAAGAAGCTCTAAACAACTTTTCCAAAGCTGGTGAAGAATTCTCAAAAATCAACATCACTTTCGATGGCGATGGCATTAAAAAAGATTGGCAATCTCTGAAAGATAAATTTTCAAATTTAGGTGCTCCAACAAAAAATCCAACAAGTATTTACGGGGATGATAAAGAAGGTGGAGAAACCGAAACGGGAACCGGAACCGGAGGAACCGATAAAAATGCCGGAGCGGAAACCATAGTCTCTGGAGGAACCCGAAAGACGAATATCAATATTACCATTCAAAAGCTTCAGGATGATACAAAAATCTTTGTCTCCAGTAAAGAGGAAGGTTTAAGTAGCCTGGGCGAAAAAACCCAGGAAATATTGCTAAGGGCGATCAATAGTATTAACCAAATGCAAACCTCTTAATTATGGCCACATTCGATTTTAAAGAATTAGTTGCAAGGGCGCATTTTGATTATGTTGGTCCGCCTTTCCCAAGCTGGTTAAAAAAGAATTTACCGGGCTTCACCCTTCCTGATCTTATGGGGATCACCGAAGAGCTATTGCGGGGTAAACCGTATTTCACGACCATAAAACTTAAATATAAAGGGGAGGAATTCTCTTTGCCAAATGAGCCATTGGTTTCTTTTGGGCTTACCAAAACAATCAAGGAAACCCCTACGGTGGGGAAATACCGTAAAGGTACGGTTAAAGAGTATATCACTACAGAGGATTACCAAATCACCATAAGGGGAATTTGTGTTGATCCAAATGACCTTAAGCGATATCCGGCCGAGCAAGTGGAAGAAATTAACCGCTTATTTGAAATCAATGATTCCATCCAGGTGGTAGGCAATAAATTCTTTGAACTCTTTGAGGTTCGAAATATCGTACTGAAGGAAAAACGATTTGATGAAATGGCCGGACAACAAGGCCTGCAAAAATACACCATAACCGCTGTGAGCGATCAGCCATTTTTAGCGGATTTGGATGAGAAAAAGAAAAGTAAACTAAACCTGTTAAGCTAATGTTTGTCCTGGAGGCGAAAATACAAATTGGGGAATTTACATTCCGCTCGGTTCACGAGGTAGAAATTACCAAGTCTGTGGAAGAGCTGGCCGATACCGCAATTATAAAATTGCCAACCAGGTTTATCGTTCGCCAAAGTGGTGAGGAAAAATACACGGAAGAGGCGATAAAAGCCGGTGATCCGGTAACCATCGAATTAGGCTATGAAGGCAAATATAGTGGTGTGGAGTTCCGGGGTTATGTGAGAAAAGTAAGCTCAAAAATACCGCTTGAAATCCATTGTGAGGATTCGATTTGGCTTTTACGCCGTAATAACATTAGTAAAGCCTGGCCAAAAGTTTCACTTAAGGAACTTTTGGAGGAAGTTGTAAAAGGTAGCGGTATCGAGTTAGCTCCTAACCTGGTGCAAATGCAACTGGAGAAATGGACGGTAAGGAATGCCAGCGGCGCACAAGTATTGGAAAAGCTTAAAACTGAATTCGGGTTACGAATATATTTGAATGACAATAACCAATTGTATTGTGGGCTAAAAGCGGGTACCAATATTGGGGAAACGGTTAAATATGACCTGAATTATAACCTGGTGGAGAATAACCTTGAATTCATGTTTAAAGAGGATCGAAAAATTAAAGTACGCTATACCTATCAGGATAGTGAGAATAAAAAGACGATGGTCGAGGTAGGTGACCCGGACGGGGAACTTAGAACCTATCACACCTCGGTAGTATCCAGTAAGGCAAAACTTAGGGAAATGGCCGAGGCGGAAATTGAACGCTTAAAATATGATGGATACCAGGGCGATGTTACCTCGTTTTTAATTCCATACGCAACCAGGGGAATGAAAGCGGTAATTGAAGACCAGGAACATGCTAACCGTAATGGTTCTTATTTTATTGAAAAGGTAGTGATAAGCTACGGTAGTGAAGGCGCACGTAGAACGGTTAATATAGGAATGAAGTTATGAGTTTAGAACGACAATTAAAAAGCGCACTACAACAATTTAAAAAACCTGAAGTGTCCACTTTTCCGGCTACGGTGATCGCTGTAAATGCTGAGAACGGCACTTGTACGGTAAACGATGGGGATATGGATTTCCCGGATGTGCGACTTTCGGCGGTTGTCAATGGGCGAAAAGATGTGTTTTATCTTATTCCAAAGCTTAAAAGCTCTGTGCTGATCTCCGCCATTAATGAGGACATAAAAAACCTTTTTGTGGTGCAATATGCAGAGCTGGAGCAATTGCATTTAAACATCGGTGCAATGCTTTTTAAAGTCGATGAAAAAGGGATTTTACTGGAGAACAATAACAACAATTTTGGAAAGCTTCAGGAGGATATCATTACAGAGATCACAAAGGTATTTACCCAAAACGGGTTATCCTTTAACCCTGTGAAATTTGAAGAATTTAAACTAAAAAACAAATCGATCTTAAACCTAAACGAGTAACCAATGTTAGAATTTTTACAACCATACCTGGGCGAATTTATTACGGCAATCATAGCCGCATTTATAGGATGGTTTTTTGAACGTAAGCGTAAAAAAGTGGAAGTCGCAAACCTTGCCGTGGAGGGCAACAAAGCCGAGGCCGATTACAGTAAGTCCATTATGGATATTTACCAGGAAGCTTTGACCGATTTAAAGATACGGTATGAGGAACGCTATGCCTTTTTAAAGAATGAATACGATCTAAAATTTGCCAATACCAACCTCCAGATTCAACAACTAAAGAAAGATCAGGAGATGTGGAAAAATAAATATACGAGCCTCAAAAAGGAATTTGATGCCTATAAAAAGAAACATCCGTAATGAAAGTAAAACACAATCAATCCTTGTTTGATATCTGTATCAAAGCCTACGGAAGTATTGAGCCCATTTTTGACCTGGCAGCGGCTAATAATATGCAATTAACCGAGGTGCTATATCCAGGGCAAGAAATAGCAATACCGGAATTAGAAACGATTGACCAGGACATTGTGGATTATTATTACGAAAACGAAATTGAACCCGCTACGGCCTTATCACAGTTAGATAGCGAAGCAGGTTCTTCAGGCGGCCAAAGCTGCAACTATTGTAAATTATTTGAATAGCTATGAGTGTACAGGGATTAGAAATATTAAAAGGGTATATCACTTGCGAAGACCCGGCAACCAGGAATAAATTTTTTAACCTACTGGATAGCTTTTGGCATAAAGCTGATGGAAAAGTGCTAAAAGAAGTACAGACCCTTCAGGATGGCACTAAAAATTTCATCTTTAAAAAGCAGGATGATACTACCGAAGTGGTAAGTATCCCTGCATTGCCCAATACTAAGCCGCAAAGCTTTATAACCGGTTTAGAGGAAGCTTTAGGAAACCGGGTTGTCAAAGTACCGGGGAAAGGTTTAAGTACCAATGATCTTACAGCAGAGCTTTACCAAAAGCTTGTGAATTTGCAGAATTATGTCCATCCCGATTATCATCAGATAAGTGAAATTGAAAACTTACCTGAGCAATTGACTGATATCGTTACTGCTTTAGAAAACAAACAGCCAATCGCTCCAGAAGGTTGGGGATTTTCACAGCAAAATTACTCCTCTGAAGAAAAGGAGAAAGTAGCGGGTTTAGACGACCCTCGATGGAAGGGGAAATACTTAAGCCTTACGGCCTTGCAAAACGATTGGCCGGAAGGTGCCGGGGAAACCTGGCATAATGATGAAGGAGGTTGGACGGCTGATGTTGATGGCGGTTCAGGGGAGAATGTATTAAGGTATATTTGGGATGCCAGCGACCTTAGTTGGCAACCACAGCAAGGCATAAGTACCGAAGAAACAGCCGCCTCTATAAAACAGAAATACGAAAGCAACCCGAATACTAACGCGTTTACGGATGATCATAAAACTAAGCTTGAGAATCTAACAGAAACAGGCGGGGAAAACTCTAATTATGATAGGGGTGATTTTTCCGGCGAATTAGATGTTTCAGGAGGTAATAATTATTACAATGATTATACTGGTGAAGCCGTGTCGCTTAGTACTTCTGAGAGTAAATCATTGGGAAGTACAGCTACTGTAAGAATACAAGGCGGAAAAATAGATTTGATTCCGGCTTCTTGGAATATTTCGGGTGAGCCAATCACAGATAATAATCAACAACTTAACGAGCTGACAGTTATTTATGTACGCGACAATGATGTAAGAATTATTAATAGGATTGTGAGCCTACCAGATAATGAAGATCCGACGGCACCTACTAATATAACCGAAAGTAATATAACGGCGTCATCATTTAGTCTTGCATGGGATGAATCAACGGACAATGTAGAAGTTGAAAAATACGAGATATATCTTGATCAAATTTTAAAAGCTGAATCATTCACTAATTCAGCTCAGATTAATGGTTTAGACCCTGAAACTATTTATGCAGTATATGTTAGGGCGATTGACAGTTCAGGTAATTATACGGATAGCGTTTCAGTTAATATTGAAACCAATCAATCTGATCCGGTTGATGTTCCATTCACATGGGTTGATTTAGTTAATGCTTTTGATTTAGGCGGCGGAACAATTCAATTTGATATAGATAATGGATTTGGAGGCAATCGTAATGGTGGTATAAGTGATAAATTAATAAACGGAGATGTTATTATTGACTTTTTACCATTAAAAAACGCGGGTGTTCAAGTCTTCGGGATAGCACCATCTGATTTCACAATAGCAGATGATTCAAATACAAATATGGCAAATGTTGAGTTAGCTTTTGTTTCAAAGCCTGATGGAACTTTTTCTGTATTAGAAAATAATGTCAATAAAGTTCAGAACCAAGCAGGGTTTGGGGATGCATTAAAATGCCAATTAATAATATCAGGAAATTCAATGTCCTTTGCTTTGGATGAGTCTATTGTTTATACATCGCAAAAACTACCAGATTTTCCGATGTCAGTAGTTCAATTATTCAATCAAATGCAAGGCACGGGCGAAACGCAAGCTTTTTACAGAACAATAACTAATTTAATAGACAGGCCATAATGAATCCATTCCATGTTGCTTTATTAAACTATAACAGCATACCTAAAGATATTCAAGAGTATCAACTTAGAATTGAATTAGGTGTAAATACTGTTCTTACAGATGGTATATTATTCTTCAATGCTTATGAAAGTTCAAAATATCCTGAAGTTATTTGTGATACAAAGTATTTTTTCATTTACTCGACAGATCACGCGGTTGGCTCAGGAGGTTTGTATTGGGGGAAAGGAAATGAATTAGATTTGTCAGATTTTCAAGAAATTGCATTAATAACTTCTGGCTATCAATCAGAAACTCCAGTCTTAATGCGTATTCCTGCTGAGGAGTTACCCGATAATGAAGTTTTACACTTATTCTATCATACAGTAGGCAATGAACCCGGAAACAGTGGTTATCAACAAACACGTTTGATTACTTCTCAAGGCGGTAGCGAACTTCATACGATGAGCTGGACTGATCGTGGACGACCATTAGGAATTTTATCCGGTGAAAACCACACAGGGTATTTTAGGCCGCAAAGAATAGGCCCAAACAATTATCGGGGAACCCATATAACAAAAGGTGGTATTCCACAACCGTGGTATTTTTCAACATCTACAGATGGCAGAGTTTGGACTAGATCGCAAGAATATGATGCTCGTAGTTTTGTTCCTGAAGTTGGGGACTGGATTAAACCAAGCTACGGAGACTTCTTTGACTATTTGGGGAGAAAATGGTGGATTGGAACACTATCAAAGGCGCAGGATTCTGAAAACACAAACGGAGTACAAAAGCAATTGGTATTGTGTAAGTCGAATAATAATTTCCAGGTAACAGAAATAGTTCAAATTCTTAATAACGGTAATTACACTAGAAATCACGGAGTAAAAATTGATGGGAATTTAGCGTATATATATACAGAAAATCCAAGCCCTTCAAATATTTATAGTTCAAAATTTGATCTAAGAAACTTAAAAAAGAATTTATAATAAATTTTTATCATGGCTATACCAACAATTGATACCATTAAAAATCAAATCCTATCCGAAAAAATCAACCAGGAATCTTTAAGTGGTTTAGATAGTACTTCTAATATTGCCATTTATAATCTATGGGCGTATATCGTAGCGGTTTGTGCTTGGGCATTGTATTCTGTCTTTGATATTTTTAAATTAGAAATGGATGATAAAATACGAAACCAAAAGCTTTACTCATTGCTTTGGTTTCGTAATGCCGCTTTAGATTATCGGCATGGACATCTTTTAGATGAAAACACCGGCACATATTCCGGGGAAGGTTATAATGATGCCGAAATCGAAGCGTCCAAAGTAGTTGCCAGGGCTTCAGTTAATGAAATCGAAATCAACAAACGGAAGCATCTATTTATAAAAATGGCTAAAGAGGAAAATGGGCAATTAATAAAGCTTAGCGATGCCGAAAAATCTGGTGTGGAACAATATTTCGCAAGGATAAAACCCGCCGGAACAAAGATAGTCACCTTTAGTGACGATCCAGATCAACTAAAACTTGACATCACGTTTTTTTATAATCCTTTAGTTTTAACAGAAACCGGAGCCAGGGTTGATGGTTCAGATAACGAGCCGGTACAAACAGCAATCAGTGAATATTTAGGGAACTTAAAATTTAATGGTGAGTTTATCCTTTCTGAACTTGTAGATATCCTTCAGCAAATTGAAGGCTGTGCAGATGGTGAAGTTTACGTTAATTCTGCTGAAGCTAATTATTTGCAGCCTCCAAACTGGCAGCAAATAGAGAGTAGCTATATAGCAAACTCAGGTTATATGGAAATTGCAACGCTGATAACACCTGACCCGGTAACTGGTGAAAATATTGAAAGCTCTGCTCTAAATATCATATTTAAGCCAAAAACTGTACAGTTATAATGGATTACTCTAAGATTTATGATTTGCAGCTCAATCAACTAATAGTGCATTTTTTGCCTACAGGATTACGCCGTACAAAAATGATTAGCTGGCTCCGTTGCTTGATAAAACCAATGGTCAATATTCATACTCAGTTTATCAATTACCGGAGGGATTCCAATTATAAGATAGATCATACCCCTCAGGTATTTAGTATAGAAAATGTACTTAACGATGCTTTTGATGTACAATTAAGGCGGATTATTATCTCTGATGGCGCTTACAGGGACGGGGTTTATTTTTACAATCCAGAAGAGCAAAAGCCTGTACATTTTTATGATCCAGATGAAAACTCACCGGTACATTTTTTTGATGGATCAGAGCTTTTTAGCCTGGATACTGATTTTGTAGTCCTAATACCTTTTCAGCTTACTGAAGCGCAAGAAATACGCATGCGTAGCCTTATTGATTTTTACAGGTTACCAGATAAAACTTATAATTTACAAATTAACTAATATGAACACTATAGAAGTATTAGGCGGAGGATTTCCGGGAACATCAAAGACCTGGCGTTTTATCCGTGATATGATTAAGGAAGTACATGAAGCTGCTACAGCATTAGGTGGTGATAATTGTATAGTGAAAGGTTGCGAGATTGAAAACGGCCAGGCAAATGAAGGTATTATTATCTTGAATGGTGAAGCATTGCCTTTTATTGGGGGAGCTGTACAGTCTTCTGTTATTGTTGTAGAGGCAAAAGAGCAAGTACAATATTTTAATGATAGTGAAAATTCCGGTCAGGCAGATATTAGAGATGCTTATTTCACTCGATATGCAAAATTTAGCGACAATGGTTTTTCCTGGAGTGATTTAAATCGCATAAGCCCACTTAAAGAAATATCTAAGCGTTTGCCACCAGTACAATCCGCTTTACCTTTCTGGGGATCGGTAAACAGTATAAAGGAAGGATGGCAGTTATGCGACGGTTCAAATGGCACGCCTGATTTAAGGGGAATGTTTATTGCCGGGTATGATCCAAATGATGAAGCTCATAACACCATCGGGAAAACAGGCGGAGAATCTAAAGTAACTTTGACAGAGGCTCAATTACCGGCACATAAACATTCGGGCTCTGTTTATATTAAAGGCCATCGACATAGCTTACCCAAGCAAGTGCCATCACCAGATGGGGGTATTGGGGATGGGAATTTATTTAGTAATAAAGATAATTCGAGTAATACTTTCGTATCTCAAACTGATTATGAACCGGGTCATAGTGCTACGCTCACAACGCAAAATACAGGTGAAGGGCAATCACATGAAAATAGACCGAAATTCTACACTATGGCATGGATTGCCTACGTGGGATGAAAATAAATCATCTAAGGAGGTGTGATGTAAAAAAGTCCTCCAGCGTTTAAAAATCTCTCACAATCTTTAAAACCAAAAGCCACTAAGCTACTGGAGGACATAAATCTTCCCGGTGCTTAGTGGCTTTTTAGTTATAGATTGTGAGAGGCGCAAATATAGAAATCAATCATCAATTCATCAATCAAAAAACGAACATTTAAAATGATTAAAAGAATTCAAGTAAACAGTAGTAAAATGGGAGCTTTAATAATTCAGGAAGTTCCTAAAAATTTAGCAAAGCAATTTATTATAAATAACCATTATTCCGGTAAATGGAATGCCGGGTTTGGTCTTTATAATTACGGAATTTTTAAAGCTGGGGAGGAATAATTAAGCCAATGTTTGGGTGTGGCCGTGTATGGTTATATGATGCATCCGAAGGCTCGACATTTCACACACCCTAATCCAGATGCAATGATGCTGGAGTTAAATCGAATGTGGATTAGTGATAAATTAGGTAAGAATTCTGAGAGCATCTTAATTAGCCGATCCTTAAAGTTGCTTAAGGAAGCCAATAGCAATGTCGTAGCCGTCCAATCTTTTGCAGATGGACGTCTAGGGTGTGGAACAATTTACAAGGCTTCTAACTTCCGGTATTTCGGCCGCCACAAAACCACGTTTCTAAGAAATAAAAGAAGTGGGGAAATTAGTCATGAAATGAATTTGACACGAATGGATTCTAAATCTATATATTTGCGAAACAATATAGCTTATCTAATTGGTGATTTGGAGGCTTTTAAGGTAAATACTTACCGTTATATATTTCCTTTGTGTAAACACTTTAAAAGCACTCATAAAGAGCAACCATACCCAGAATATCAAAAAGGAATGGAGCCAGTAAAGCTAAAACGAAATGAAAAGTTGATTAAAGAACGATTACACAAATTCATTGACCAGATATAAAAATAAAGCCCGTTTAATTGATGGTTAAACGGGCTTGCAATAACATTTATTAGTTGCGTTTAAAATGCTGTTTTTGATTTGTGAAAATGCTTAATTTGTTTTGCCGATTATACATCTATTTTTAAATTCTGAATTAAATAAAATTTTTCCCTTTGCATGATTTTATCGAGAAGCCTTACATATTCCAGG